TCTGGGTTGACCGCCCCCCCCGAGAGAAACACTCTCGTTAAACCTTAATTGGTCTAGTTTAGCGGACCCCGTTCAGCTTAAGCTGCTTTCGAATACTTGTTCCATACTTACCCTCCCCTCTGGGAGCAGGTTATGGGCAGTAGAGGGAGTCGGATCTTAATCATTAGGATCAACACTTTTCTAAGGTGAAGATCCCTAGTGAGTGGGACATTGAGTGAACTAGCCTACCTAAACACTAAACAGATCAAAGGCCACTTCGATCAGGCGTATTACGACCAAAGTCGAATTACCCAGCTCGCGCCAGGATATGAGCAATACGTTGCTTACCTATCGATGTCTTTAGAGTAACCTTAAACATGTCTAGCAGTCTGGTCGGCTCTACGGAATTTCCGGATGAGTTTTGTCCACGATCGCACCCTCTTAGGATATTTGTCCACCTTTCGGTGGGAAACATCCCGTTCCTCCCTTTGGAGACGAACTGCAGTTGGTACCATCGCAACTTGCTCCTCAAGATCTTCCATAGTCTGTAATAGACGAAGAAGAGTCGCTTCATCCTTACTAGCAATCACCCGGTTGATATCCTTGATGATTACATCAATTTCGTCGAGTTTCTTCAGTATTGGTGCTTTGAAGGGAAGTATTACATTCTCTTCCCACCATCGCGAAAGCCCAAACCAAGCCATGCGCTCAAATGCGCTCCCCCAGTACGCCCGCAAAGCAGGGACTAAGTCGAAACTTAGCATCGCCCTATAAAGGCGACGTCGGAGGTTTAAGCCTTGGAAGAGCTTTATGCGCTGTCTCACGACAGCCGCGATGGTCGGCCAAGCTCCCTGATGATCTAACGTTGATCCGCTTGCGCGGGTCATCGTATACCATTCAAGGAGAGTGGCAACACCATGTGAAGAACCTGGACGAGAAAGAAGTAGCACAATTGATCGAGCCCGTCTTCCCATACTAAATATCAGCTTTTGGCCTAGTCCAGTACAGGTCGACAGACCCAAACCTATAAAGCGCCCCATCATGTAAAAGGATGGAATTTTCCCTGTTCGGGAAGCAACCTGCGAAGCAATTTCCGCTAAATCCCTAACACCGAGCCAACCTACCGCCAATCCCAGTAAAGGCACAGGAGTTACCTCCGTGCCCTTATGGAAGAAGCGTTTAGCAAACTCGAGTGAAAGGTTATTGCTTACTATTGACTTCGACAAGTTGATTTCCACTCCAATCACACGACAGAGTTCTAAATACTCGCGAGCAACCCGATAATCTCCAATTACCAGATCGTCCCCGAGAACTGCGTATCTCTCGAACCAACCTCTGCATCCCGCTTTCCAAGCGGCGAACTGCACCATCATATGATGAGTTAGAGCTAACATGGCCCATGAACTGTACGCCCCCATTGGTTGGCCCACTGCGTATCGCAGGCTGCGCGTGAACGCGCCGGGAGAGCCTTTATGGCGCTTCCACCCTTCTTGCTTTATCAGCTCGTCGGGTGCCTTGTATTCGCGATCACAGAGGATTGCCCGCCAGTGACGTGCAAATTCGGGTGTCATGAAAAGTCCTAATAATACCTCCTGTAACATAACAGGTATACGATCCGTAGCAGCAGTCAGATCAAATGACCAGACGCGGTGATCCCGACCCTTCTGCAAAAGCGCGATTAAGCGCTTCACAGGAGCAATTTGGTCGAAAGTACCGTCCTGAGGAATTAACTTCAGAATCTTGTCAAAGATCATTCTGTGCACCGGATATAATAACCATTGTGTTATAGAGTCCACCATAGCAAAGACTCGAAGTTTTCCAGGTTCCTCCTTAACGCTTAACCTTCCTAACCAAAATGCTCCGTGATGAGGCGAAAACAGGACAGGGAATTTACTTCCCATTGATCTAAGCACGTCCGCAAGGACGGGCGAGAACAATATCCAGGATCGCGTCACTGCGACAAGCACTTGGAAGGAGGAGAAGAGTTGAGGACGTTGAACCCACGCGAGCAAGTCGCCCATAACATTATAGCTATTGACTCTTCCTCGACGTGAGTTAGGACCGGATTTCAAGAGCGGAAATATTGATACAACATACCCCCAGATCTCGAGCCGGCAACCTCGGGCCAGAGAATCACTCTTCTTGACAGCCATAGACGACTTATCCTTCACCACGATCCCCATCGGGTTAGGGTGCATCTCTGTTGCAATAGAAGCAGCTCTCGTACCAAAGGCCACCGGAACAAGGTCTGTTCGGGCACACTTCACACCAAATCCCTTTAAGTAACCGAAGAACACTATTGCAAATGAACTCCAGCTACTCATAAAGGACCCAGTGATCGGCACACCTGGATCAGTAATAGTGGATAACTTCAATTTTCCTCGATAGTTCAACACTCTGTAAAGAGTGAAGAACCCTAAGTACAATCTGATCACCGCATTATCACCCTCCTTAATACGTTGTCTCATACCCGCGGGTATTACTCGCGGTAAACCACTCTTTGTTCGAGCCACTGCTCCACCAAGTTCCCGTGAGTTACTTAGCCGGTTACCAGCGACCGCTCTCATGAGCATAATATTGGCCGTTTTAAGGTAAATGGCTAAGCCTCGGTGACCCTGATGGATGATAGTAACACGGACGAAACGAGCAAAGTGAAATGCAGCCTTTACCCAACTCACAGAAGAAGATCCTACGATTAGAGGAGCTGATCTTACGAGAAGCCCAACTAATCGTTTAGCGCTTTTTACGGCGCTGTGCCAAATAGCCGAGGCAGTTTGCACTTGTAAAGGTGTTAATTGTCTCATTATAATTATAGTATAAGCTTGGTATTACCTAGCATATTATCCATTATAGTTTGGCAAGGACTTAGAA